AATATTTGCAGCTCCTTCTATTAATACTCCCATTATACTTTACCTTTCTTTTTTTGTTTTCTAATTATCATTTTTGTACCAGTTAATTTAACATCTATCTTTATACCCTTGTCTAAGTAGTGTCTAATCCTACCCATTGAATGACTCATGTCATCTGTTGTAACAATTTTAATTGTTTCTAATACTCTTTCCATTTTTCAATACTCCTTCTATAATCTTTAATATGATGAAGTGCTATCATAATGACACCACCCATAAGTAATAAACATAATGAAATAAATAAACTTAAATCTAATATAAAAAATATTGCTCCGCTAATAATTAAAAACCAACAGGAAAAATTTAAAAAAGATAATAGTATATTTATAAATGTATTAATTTTCATGTTATATCCCTCCTATATAATATTGCATGATTGCAATTAATTGTAAAGTAAAAAAAATTTATTATAACTTTGCTTGTCCAGGCACTCTGTGTCTGGACTGCGCGCCACCCATAATATAATAAC